TTGATTAACCTGGCTTTCTACAGCGACCAGATCATTCCAGAGAACGAAGCGATAACGGAAACACTGCTAACACTGATGGCTTCGAACGGCTTAGGATCGAAGATCGGATACATCGCTTCGGGGCCCGAGCCTGATCAGCGCTTCTTCCGAGAACGCAGAGCTTATTATCTGCACCATGGACTAGACCTTTGTCTCTTCCATGATCTGGATGAGCCTCACACCCCGTCCGATGAAGACGCATTATTCCGCTGTGACGCGATCCACCTTTCGGGAGGCCAAACTGGTGGATTTCTCTCTCGACTCAAGCGAAGCGGTTTGATTTTACGTCTCAAAAGATGGGCTAGTGAGGGCGGACTTCTTATCGGGACCAGTGCTGGAGCCATCATCTTGACGCCAACAATTGCCACCGACGCGCTATTCATCGGTCAAACGCCGGAAGACCTCATGAATGAAACTGCCCTTGAACTGGTTCCATTCGAGTTTTTTCCTCATTTGAGTTCAAGTTCAACATATCTCCCAGATCTAGTTTGCTACAGCAGACACACACCGAGGCCCATCATCGCGTGCAACGACGGAGACGGTCTGATGGTGACGAAGGGCGCTCTTGTTTGTATCGGGCGACCTGTATGGATAGAGAAAGGTAAAGCCCGCCCAGCCCACAGTATGCCCCTTAGTGCTTTCCGACTTCAGCATGACAGCTAGCAGATATCCACATTGATCGCGCAGGCTTCCTTAACTGCTTCGAGCGCGTCTTCTGCTCGCGTGCATTGCAGTTCGAGGGCACTGTTGTTGAAGCCGTTCTCAACGCCATCACGGACAAGAAGCGTCAGGATGAAGAGCTCGGACCTTGCATCGTTAATTCGTGCGTTAAGCTCTCCTTCGATCATGCCGCCACCTGCTCAGGCTCGCCGTCATCGGATAGCTCTTTCTGCCAGGCTGCAAGGGCGCGGTTCATCCGGTCAGTGGCCGAAACCAGCTGGCGGGACAGAAAGTCCTGCCTCACGTCGTCCTTGTCGAACAGATCGCCGATAATCAGCGAAAGTGCCGTGGCGTCGTTGATTGCTTGTACAAGGCGCTCTTGCGGGGTCATGATGCTTCCTTAAACTTGATGCCGGTGATGTTCTTGCGCAGGATATCTGCGCGCAGGGTAATTTCGTTCTCGCCGCCGTGGCACAGATCCCACGCTTTGATTTCAGAATGGTACTTTCCGAGAACGTAGGACTTTCCGCCCATGAATACCGTCGCTCCGGTGTGGAAGACGTCATCACCAAAGTCCGGGAGCGGCGGCGCTTGCTTGACGACAGTCGACCATGCGTCGCTTAGCGCCTCGCACAGTCGCCGGTAATTGTAATGCAGCGGGTTAGTCGCCTTGCTAGCGATATGCCCCTCGGTCAGAGCTTCAATCACGTCGATTGCGCATGAAAGCTGGCCCAGAGCATCGTCCATCTCGAAAAAGGTCTGTCTGGCCGTTTCGAGTGCGTTCACGTAACTTTCAAGCCCGGTCATGACAATTCTCCATCAATCAACTGACCGCCGCGAATAGGCGCATCAATGACCATGCCGACAACGATGACGCTGTTGCGAGCCACGCCGCCATGCGGGGACTTAAAGCGCTGACCCAGCGCCGTCCTGGCACCGAAGGGACGAAAACCGATGTGTTCCTGTTCGACTTCCATCAGGCGAATGCGTCCATCGTGTTCGATGATTACGGCGCGCCCAGTTTCGTCATAGCGGTTGATATCGACCCAGACGGCTTCGCCATCGATAACCATAGCGCAGAGGTTGCGGGGTTGATGGTGCCTGGCCCGTAGCGGCATATTTTTAGCAACGGGCAAGCCGGTGGCGTTTGCTGGCACGGTGTGCTGCATTGTGGTCTCCTCGTTTTTCAGTATTGCTGGATGGCGGTTACTTCACTTCAAACGAAGCCACGCCCAAATCTGTCTTGGTGTCATCAACCCAGATGCGCACCACGTCAGGACAGACACACTCCTTTGCCGCGCGGCGCGCCGCGGTCAGCGCCCAGTCCTTGCGGCCCACATGGTGATATGCGTCCTCGATGGTGCCGTCAGCGGTTTCCATTCTCAGTGCGCACCGTGCCATGATGATCTCCTCGATTAACGGTCTGGTAACTATGTGAACGGGTTCGCGTTGCGCCTGCGTTTCGTTTTCGCTACTGTGTTCACATTATTCATTAAAAACGCGTTGTCAACGCGAATTCGCTACACGGTGTCGAAAATGTTACCTGTTCAATGTCGGATGGCTCGCGTTGCACTAAATATTGGGGTTCGCGAACTGGCGGAGATGGCCAAAGTCTCCACGAACACGATCACGCGCTTCGAGACGCTTGATAGGACTGATTCTGAAACGGCAATTACACCGTTAAAGCCGCGCACCATCGAAGCTATTCAAGCCGCTCTCGAATCGGCTGGCGTCATTTTCATCGACCAAAATGGAAATGGCCCTGGTGTTCGGCTACGTGACCGCCAAGCATGACGCGTAAGGTCATACATCAAGCGCTGAGTCCAGATGGACAAACCCGGTTGGTGTTTTTTCAACGGACTGACGGCGCAATCAGCTGCATCGCGGAAAAATTCTGGATTGATGATGTGCCTGAGTACAACTACCACGCAGAATACTGGGCTGCGTTTACCGACAACGGCTCGATATTTGACAGCCTGGAAACAGCTATTCGTGAGCTCCGAGTACAGTATCCGTGGCTGACGTCGACGAATGGGTAGCAAGCCGCACCCGTAACCTACAATAAAACCGCTTGATACATTACGATCTGCCATTCTATCGTTCCAAATAATTGGGGCGATTTGGGGATTAGGAAATGGCATTGATTCAGTGCGGGGAGTGCGGACGCGAAATTTCCGACAAAGCAGCGTCCTGTATAGGTTGCGGAGCGCCGATTGAAAATGCGCCATCTGGGGTGGTATCCCCCACATCAGTCAAACTAAATTCCGATGGTACTTTCACTGGAACCCGCCCATTACTAGTCAAGTTGGCGGCAAAGGCGATTTTAGAGATCGGATGGAAATTAGACAATTCAGACGAAAAATCCGGCTTAGTCGCGTTCACCACGGGAGTAACATGGGGATCGTGGAGCGGTGTTTCTGGAACGATCTACATCGATGAGGTCGGGGAATATCGCTTCAACGCTATTGGGTCTGCCAAACAGAACGTTCGAGGCGCCCAGATGTTAGCTTTTAATATTGGAAACGAAGCTCAGAACAAGGCCAATAAAGTAATTGAAAATATGCGCCAATTAGCTCGATAAAACAAAACTTCTCACTTCGAATAAGCTAGGTGCATTATGAGACTGCCTATTGTAGGACTGTTAACAACCATTGCAATTATATTCGCGATATGGGTGTCTGGAACTCGCATTATTGTGATCCAACCCATTGGCGCCATACCAGACGGTATAACGGTTATAGTTTTAGGTATACACAACGTGAACTTCATTGATAGCCCTGACGCGATTTGCCAGCGAATGCAAGGTGGCGTCAGTCTGCTATGCCGAGGCGCTACTGCTGCGGCCATATCGCAAAAAGGTACAATTCTTTTGCGTTTGCCATATAGTGAATACCTGTTTCGCCTATCCGGAGCGCCACGTTTAGATCGATAGATTATCAGTACCGAGGGTTAATGATGGGGAATATTGCTCAGGCAATTGGTTACGTAATGATCGCGATTGGTGTCGTAACGGCTGGACTCGGCTTTATGGCCTACGAAACTGGCGGAATGATCGCAATTGTGTATGGCGCCAGCGCAGTCGTGTCGGGCGTAATAATATCCTGCCTCGGCCTTATCGTCGAGAACACCGCCCGCACCGCAGCCGCCCAAGAGCGCATTGCGGAGAAGTTGGGGCGATAACATCAGCGGCGGGGCCGATGTTTCTTAAAAACCTATCCACCGGACAGTTTATTGCAATCGTCGCTGTAGGGGCGACCGGCGCGTTTTCTGTGCCGTTTCTAATGAATGCTTCGCTTGCCGAAAAAGCCCGACCGCTCATCGATCCACGATGCGATATCAAGGGAAATATCAGCATCGAATCCGGGGAACGGATTTATCATGTTCCAGGGCAGAAATATTACTCGGAGACCGTGATATCACGCCGATACGGCGAGCGCTGGTTTTGCTCCGAAGCTGATGCTCGAGCGGCAGGTTGGAGGAAGTCGAGGGTTTAAAGCCAGGATGGCGGCTACACAGCCGACGCTCAGGAGCATTGCGGAAAGATTGGGCGGTGAAATTATATGCCTAATTCGGCATGATAGTTTTGCAGGGTCGAGAACCGATAGTGCCGGAGAATGTTTTGATCATCTTTACCGACAGCATAAATGTATCTGTCAACGTATTTTGAAAATTGCTTTCCTATGAAAACTGTGCGGTCTTTTATTTTCACATATTCCGGTTCAGGTATCTTGAATGGTGAAGCCGAAATGTATTCATCTTTCAACAAAAGGACTGACTTACTGTAATCCAGTCCTTTTGTACCGCTTGTGGTGAAACACGCTCTGTGGGCGATGTGAGATCTGAGTGGAATCCCGAAGCGTAGATTATCCAAGGATATCAGGACTATGCCATATCCGCGCTTCTTCTCTTCGTCCCAAACTCCATTTTTCTTATCCAGTACCTCAACGAGATGTTTATTTTCGTCAAAGAAAGCGTCTTCTAGTTTCTGAATTAACATATCGCACCGGATAAGAAAAAAGCCCCTCGCGGGGCCTTAATCATTCTGAATGGATGCTTCTTTATTTTACGTGGGGAACATCCTTCCACCACATCATTCCAATGGGCATTTCTTTATTTTACGTGGGGAGTACCCTTCCACCACATCATCAGACGATGATCCTAGAACCATCATCTATGCATGATATTTAGGTATGCAGAACCATTTCGTCAAGCAGTCTTTTCACGTTTTCCGTGAAATTACCGATCAGTTAATTGCTTGGTTTATATGTGACATCACGACACGTTTTGCAAGGCCGTCGGGGGCTATCCGCAAGAAACAGACGCCCCACCAGGGGTTGACGCACTCCCCGCGAAACGAAGTCAACTAATCCCTTGGAGCTTTCTTTGTGCCAGCGCAAATAGCGACGGGATGTGGTAAGATATGTTTTCCTCGACGGAGGACCACCATGGCGGATGACAAACGACCCAGTAAGAACGCCGTAATCATCGACGGCGACCGTTCAAGCGGCGGAGATTCCGAGGGTAGCACACTTACCTCGATGCTGATCGGAGGGCTTGTTCTTGTCATTCTGGGTGGCATTATCGTGATGATGTTCGTCTGATTGAAAGATGAGACCAGACCATGACGCCTGCAACTTTACAGCACTGTCTTGATGATATCGGCTGGACGCCGGATACTCTAGCGTGAAAACTGGAATGCCACCTGTCGCTTGTCGAAGCCTGGTTGTCTGGTGAAGTTGAAATTCCTCCGAAAGCTGCAGCATGGATAACCGCCCTCACCGCCTGTCACCGGGACGCAGAAGAAGGTCGGCCAACGTCCCTGAGAAGAAGAAAATTTGAGACGTGAGGCCGCCATAACGGAACTTGGCGAATATGGTGATAACTCGCCAGCATGGCGAACGATTCTGGTCAGAGGCCGATGCTCGAATATCCGGCTGGAGGAAGTCGAGGGTATAATTTGCGCCAGTGCCAATATCTTGCCGACGCACCGCCTGCCAGTTACAAGCGCTCATGATTTCATTTCCTTGGTGGGTTACAGTCCTCGTCATCATGTCGATCTATTGGCCAATTACCGTTATGGCGGCGGCGGCTATAGTCATGACGGCATTTCTGGGAACGAAGAACGTTGGGTGGCGGGTTGCTTGGAGCATATTAGCGATCTTGCTCGTGGCGCCGATAATTTGGTTTTATTCACTGACATGAGCGGCGGACGGTGGAACCCCGCAAGCGTTAAGGTTTCCACTTGACCGGTTATTGTGCCTCTGCCAGCATTGCAGCCAATGCGTGGGGGCAACCATGAAGAATTCACTATTGTTTTTGGTCGGATTGAGTTTTGTTTTTGCCGGGTGCTCGACATCCAGCGAAATGAATAATGAACCACTTACTGCCAACGTTAATAGTACGTTCGACCTCAAATCGTGGGATGGCTCTTTGGAGTGTGTGGGTTATTCACGCGATCTAACGTTCCTTTGCAACCCACTCAATACACGCAAAGATATGCAACGAGGAAGGCTAGAGCTAGACTTGGACGGTAATAACAATATTATTTCAGCGAAAGCTCGGTTCTCCAACGGAAGAATACTTCCAGTTCGCGTTAAACGGCACCCAGTGTACGGTTTAAACTTTGAGAAACTGAAATACGTTGGGTTAGGGATATCTTCTCGCTACCCTGGCAATTGCGAAACGGATAGTGACCGCGATGCGATTGGCAATCGTTGTGGTGGGCGGAGCGCGGCGACACGCCCGGGTGGATACTAGGCTGCGTGTTTGAATACGCTAAACATTCTGACTAATCCTCCATTGGGGAGGGCATCGATTAATGATGTTTGGCTTCGTTAAAGGGCACGCCAACAAGGACTAAACTAGGCAACGCAGAACGAAACCCGCCAGTGCGGGTTCCTCACGTTGCAACAAATCGCCAGCACCCAAAAAACGTTGCAGGGACCGCGCCGCCGCAACAATGTAACACGTCATCTGGCAAACTACGTTAATGCTGCGCCTTTTCTGTCGCAGGTTTGCATTCTGAAAACTTATAAACATTGTCTGGCAAAATAAGCTCATTATTTCCAGGGCTATAATCATTCAGTAGATCGACGCGCAGGCCACCATAGGCTGGTTCAACCTGAAAGGTTGTTTGTCTTTCCTTTAGATAGACATTCGCGCGGAACGCGGCAAAGACTAGCCAGTTTTCTTTACCCACCACCAGTGGCCTGTAGTCCTCAGTTATGTCACCGTTGCGCATCGTTGGAAAATGCAAGCTACATGTGAACGTCCCGTTTGTGCAGCTAGCAGAACCATTACTGATCCACACCGGCTTATAGTTCACGTAACCTGTAAGCTTTGCGGCGCCTTGCCAAACGCCTTCGGGAAACTCCAAGAGCTGATAACTGCCCCCATTACGCGTTTCAGACATGAAAACGCTCTGGGATACCGGGCAGACATCTAAAGTCTTTTTGATTGCCGAACATCGTTCATACCTTCTGCCGTCTGGATAGATACGGATCGCGTCATCATCTTCTCTGACAATGAGCTGGCGCAACTGGGTCTGACCTATATCACGCCCCATTCCATCTCCGTCGGGATCGCTTTCGCCAAAGTCATTGCAATCTAAATCAAGGATTACTCCATTAATCTGCTTGATTTTCTGCTGTTTGACTATTTTGCAGCTTTGCTCCCATGCATTCGCTTCGGATGACGAATATGTTTGGATGGAGTCGTTATTCTCACAGCTCTCGCTGCCTTCAATGGCGAACCGATCTTGCCACCATTCAGATGCATAACCATTACTTATCGGAAGTAGTGCTATTCCAGCGAAAAAGAAAGTCGTGCACCTGAACATCGAGCCCCTCCCAATCTACGAACAAATTGAAGATATACTTGGGTGTTCATTGAACTACAATATCGACATTCAGAACGATTCGATCCGCGCCCATGGAGTTCAGTCGTGTTCATAAGCCCTTACGTGTGTTTTTGATGGATCAGATATGCGGGCACTCAAACAGTACAATACCGGCGATGAAGCTGTAGACAATGCGCTTGATCGAATTCACAGCTTAACTCTGCGCGGACCGGACGATTGGAATATCCCTGGCCAAGAATTCGATGATTGGCTCGTGGAGATGATTCGCGCAATGGAACGGCTCCCCGAAAGACATCCTGTCCGCAGCTGCAGCTGTCGGCTATATACAGCTGGATCTCATTGGCGCTGGGAGCCGTCCAGAACCGCAGAGTTTTATGAAAAGTTTACCACAGAGTTGTACCCGCTACTCGATTCGGTGGAAATAAATCCTCCCACTATCGACCGAAAGCCAGATCCCGTTCTGCAAAAATGGCGAGACCGCATTGCCCAGGCCGAAGATTCAACCAGCAGAATTCATTTGTGTACTGAAATCGCTAACAGCGACCATTCACCGTGGATGCTGAAGGACGCTGCAAGGAAGGCCGCATCCGTCCTTCGGTCGTACGAGAAAAGGAAGAGACTGAACGATCGCGAATATCGTTTAATCGAGAGCGCGTTCTATTCAGTGCGAATGAACCTCAAATAGAATGCCGTCCAGACGCGACTTCACGAAAGGAAATAAAAAATATGGATTCAAGGATGTCGTTGGGCGAAGTAGTTAAATGTAAAGACGGATCGTACGACATTCGTGCTATCGTTGACGGGCGTTATGTCGTTAGGCACCGGAATTACAAAACCGGTGTCGAAACCTATCGGGTTTGGACCCAAGAGGAACGCGACACATTCGACGGACGTCAGGGCCACGTGGTTGGAAAAATCGAACGCAACCAACATATCTATAAAAAGTATCTCAATGGCGAAACATATTCGAACTTAGCCCGGGAATATGGAATTTCTCCAGGTCGAGTGAGGGACATCTGCGCCCACCAACGCCGAAAAGAGCGGTCAGCGGCATGACATTTTATCGATACACCATATCTTGTGCCAATAAGTTTTTCCCTCTTGCAAATGCACTACATATTGATTAGATTGCGATCAGTCTACGAAATAGCCGCGTGTGTTTGAGGGAATCACCAATACGGCTAACAAAAAAATCCCTCGCACATGGCTGGACGACGGTAAGCGGTTACAAAAAGAGCCTGCCGTCAACGAACGCGGGGTGTAGCATGGACGCTAACCTGGTGCTCGAAGCCAGCCAGTCGACCAAGACGGTTCGATTGAAGCTTGATCTTAGAATCAGCTTGGCTTCGATTGCATTCATCTTCAGTCGACTGTTCTAACAGAAAGCCCTCCAGCTTCGGTCGGAGGGCTTTTTGTTTTGACTCTCATCAAACACGTGGCGGCATCACCGCCGCGTCAATTCTACGATGGATAAGCGAGACGAGCGATAGCAAGTCTTCAGCATCTTCTTTTTTCATGTCCCAGTTTATCCGAGCCTCATGGGCGGTTGGATTTCTGAACATGCCAAAGGTTCCTTTAAGCAGGTTTGCAAACCCTTTTTGCTCGTCGCGTTCGCTTTTTGATCGTAATGAATTGATCGCGAGCATTGGAATGTCTCCGGTCAGAGCTCTATCAACCAATTCTCCGCCATCAGCGTCCAAACCAGTCCGCCGTCTGAGCTTATCCGCGACGCTCTTGACCGCCTCAAGTACGGCATGGAAATGGTTTTGTTGAAGCAGTTCTTCCCTGCAAAATGCGAGGACATCCGGATGCACGCCTCGGGCAAGCAAGTCTACTCGTAATGTTTGAGCTCTCCGCTGCGCTTCCGAAATTGTAGTAACTGTTTCTATTCCGGATAGTTTACCTGCCTCATCCATGACAAGGCCACAAAAGCCAAGTGCCTTATTGAGGTTTTGCCTCATTGGTTCAAATCGATGTGGGTCGCGCATGAACCGTGCAGGCTTCATAGATTTGCGTATGAAAGCAATAATGAATTGCCGACTTTTTCTCGTGTTCTGATCTACCAAAAACGCATTGTATAGCCGATGCCGCTTCGTGATTGATGGATCGACATCTCTAATACCCGTTGTTGCGAGCAAGTGATTAATTTCAGATCCGGTCAAGCCCTCTTCAGAGTGGCCTAACGCATCCGCAATTGCTCGCAGTTGATCTTCGGAGAAAATGGCCATAATGGGTGCCTACACAAACAAAGCTCGGCCGGCGACGATTACCCCCCGAATAAACGCGGCTACGGAACCGACAATGCAGACGATGCCTATTGCTGATAGAGCGTACGCCCACCCGGCGCTAGCGTCTTTACCGCTGTCCCGCAGATAATTCCAATGCGCGAAGCACGTCTGGGCGAAATATCCTGCGATTGCAGCAAAGAAGGAAAGTCCAACTCCCGTCGCAAAACACGCCAATGCGTATCTAATAGCCTGCGGATCGGAAATATTCTCTTTGGCACCAAGGAAACCAATTATCGCAACAGCCGCACCGCCATTCACGGTGACGCCAAGACGAACAGATTCTTTTGCAAATTCGATTGCCTGATTGGAATTCTGTAACTGGAAGTCAGATTCGTCTGCCATTCTGCCCGCCTTTCGCTATTTAAGGTGGCGGGCGCGGACGATGTTGGCAAGGGAGCCGGCTGCAGCAACACATGGTTTTCCGCAGGAAAGAGACGTCACTCGGAATTGACGACCACTATCGGTTATGCAAATGCTGCGTCAAATGGAGGTCGCCATGTCGAATGCAGGCTGGATTTTTTATCTGACAGATGAAATTGATCGGTACGTTGTTCACGTGTCTGAGCCGGATCGCGATATCGCTATCAAATTGATCCCCGCGCATCTGAACGAAAAACGGATTTACAACGAAGAAGTCATGAGCAAATCATTGAATGATTTCTTTCCCCTGGAGACGGGGGGAGTCGCCTTCGGGAAATACCAACGCTAACTCTTCTTTCTCCAGTTGGCAGACTGATTCTGCGCCGTTCTTCGGCTAAGGCACGTCCCGCACACCACGGAGGCAGAGTTTTCCATCCGAGATATGGTCGGCGGTTAAGCGGAAATACGCCCCGCAGGGCGAGGTTGACCTGATCGTCCCGCTTTAACCGAGCCTGGAACACAAATCGGGGAAGTTACGAGACGATGAGGACGTAGTGATTAGGACATTAAGGCGCGTTCATAACCTCAGAACCACGTTGATTGCTTGACCAATTCCTATTCCTGTTTTTCTGGGGCCTTCGTAGCTAACAACTTTCTAACCCTGCCCTTTATGTTATGAAATGTGTTATTTAGGTGATTTTTTGCATTGGTTGTCAGCAGGCCGGTATGGCCGACGACATTTCTAACCGGCTTAAAAGTAATAGCATCCAGCCATAATGACGGTTTCCCATTCGTTGTTTTACTCCCCTCAGCGCTTTCAGCTAAATGGTCCATCCCCAAGTAACTCAAATCGTCGTTATTTTTTCTTATATCGAAACTTATATTCGCTTTATCTAAATTATCCTTTTCACGCGCGGTCCACGTAATAATTTCGTCGTTCGCCTTTTTAACAAGATCGACATTATTATGTTTTATGTATTTTCGAACCAGATTCTCTGACAAAAAGCAGTCGACATAAGCAGTCAAATTAAACTCTGCATCGCCTTGCAACTCATCCAACCATGTATCCACCAGATCGCGTTGAGGCTCACCACCGTCGAGGCGAAATTCATGTCTCGATTCATTATAGAGGTCTCGGGCCTTGCGCTCCTTCTTAGACTTTCGAGTATTCTCATCGTCTCCCTCTTGTCCGCGATCCAAGCGCAATTGATCCCACTCATCTATAATTCGAGGGATTAAATCTCGTTTTAAATAATCGATCAACTCTACAAACAGAGGATCATCTTCAACAATTCCTTCACGACTGCTGGTAAACGGATCCACACCTTCGCGATCCATCACATCAAAGTGAATCTGACCGTACAGATAGTTTTCAACAATTCTCTGGGTCGGAATATGTCGAATAATGTTCTTTTCACGAAGTCGACCATTAACAAATAAATCTATCGTGGCACGCTCTTCGGTGCCCGTAATCTTTAAATGCCTCGGCTTTTCTACAGTCGCCAAAAATCCACTTATGTTCATTGGGGTGGTAACAGTTTTTGGTGCTGCCTTGAGCCCCTTCAGCGCCGCTAAAAATTCGTCATTATACTTGTTTACCTGCCATACAAATTCAGTCGCGTCAGCCAAATCTTTAAGATCATTTATAGTAACGGGGCTATCGTTGACATAGATAGTAAAATTCTTGTCCAATAAAGAAAATTTGAAACTCAAGGCAAGGAGTTTCTTTATATAGGCGTCAGAATTTTTTAACTGATCTTTTGTATTTTCAAAAAGTATGATTGTACCTTGTTCGTGCCCCTCAGTCAGACCGTTTATCAACGTCACATCTAAACTTTCCAACGGATACTCATCCGCCGTATTATCATGCATAATAGCCTTATCGAGACCGGTGTTATCAATAACACCGCCAGTATAATCAGTATCACTTTTCTTTGTGAAAACGGACACGCGTTGCGCACATGATAATAACGCAAGCTTTCCTATCCCTTTTGCCCCAATATATGGGCGTCCGCTACTTGCTTTTCTTTGGCCATCCTTTCGCTTTGAATAGCCAATTTTCAGGAAACGTTCCTGAAAATCATCAGCACTCATTCCCTTACCGTCATCTTTAATGACGAATGCAGAATTCTCACGATCTATATATATCCAAACATTATTTGCGTCAGCGTCCCATGAATTCGATATCGCTTCCCCTAAGACCGTGACGAAATTTCTATAAAGATTTCGACCAAGATGATTGAGAACACTCAATGAAATCTCAAATTGAAACTGTCTTCCCGCCTGCTCCACCATTAGATCCCCCATGCATTGCTCGTATTAAATTGCCGACTGCCTCGGCCAGCCCCACTGGCACTGCATTACCAATCCACCTACCGACCTCTGAAAATTTAGGTCGGACACCATCCGGCAAGAATTGGTACTCCGGCGGAAAAGATTGCAGGATTGCAGCTTCTCTCAATGATATCGCTCGATCTTGTTCAGGATGTCCGAACCTCCCGTTACCGAAGCCGTAACACTGCGTGGTCATGGTGGGAGCAGGTTCGCTCCAACTCATCCGAGCATAAACTCCCGGGTAAGTTTTTCCCGACCGTTTTTGATGACATTTTGCTCTCAACTCGAAAGGCCAATCTCTCCACGTCCCGCCCGCTTTTGACAAGCGTATCCTCTTGAGATTGATATCGGAAAGAGAGGCAGACACATGAAGAGGATCATCATTATTCTCAACGCCGGCTTCAATTGGAGGCAAATTGCGAAGCACATCTTCAACTGTGAGCGGCTTATCGTGTGTCGAGCGCAGCTCAGGCACCGGCTGATGAAGGGATGCTATCACCACCAGTCTGCGCCTTCGTTGCGGCACCCCAAATTCTTCGCATCTTGCTATCGACCAATTCACAAAATACCCAGCCTCCTCAAGCGCTCCCTTGAAGTCCTCGAAGAGTTTACCATTCTTGTATTTTAGAAGTGATGGTACGTTCTCCATAGTAATAAAATCTGGACGCACTTGCACGGCCAGTCGAGCAAAGCTGCTTACAAGATCCCAACGGGGATCTTCTTCATATCGCTGTTTATACGTGGAAAATGGCTGACATGGTGCACAACCTGCCAAAACAGAGGGCACCTTTCCGGAAAATTGAGCTTTAATTTCGTCCGCGCTAACCTTAGCGACATCTCGAGTATGAAACTGCGCATCGTTATTGGCTTCATAAGCAAATTTGCAGCTTCGATCAATGTCATAACCAGATAAAATTTTGAACCCGGCTCGTTTGAGTCCGTGACTCAGCGCCCCCACGCCGCAGAAAAGGTCAATTACTTCACCAGCCACTTCATTTGCATCATTTAGGTGAGAATTAATCATTGTACCCCGCATCATCTCAACAAACATCTTATAGTTGCGCGTGCCTGATTGTGAAGAGCAAATGTTGGACTAAACAATCACCGCGCTAAAGGACGGCACGATTATTTTAGCTCGTGCCACTACCATTCCAGCGCTCCGCCCATACTCACCTTTCACTTCGGCACCTCGACAAGCTGAAAAGATGCCCCAGGGAAAAACCCATCGCCGATTTCCAAACTGTTCGGCATCATCCGCATATTCATGACGGGATTCTTGAACCGCACCGTCGAGCCGACGCCGATATATGAAGGCAGAAACGGCTCGATCTTCACCTGCATGCTCGTGCTGGCCGCTGCGGCATCAGTGGCGATGCGAGCGATGAAGTTGTACTCACCGGTCGATAGGCCGATCAGGTCGCCTTCCGTCAATTTCAGTCCAGAAACTACGCCGTTCAGGGTCAGTGCGTTACCGTTGATAGCGGCGAGCGTTGCGGTCCCAGTTATGGCTGGATTGTTTGCATCGCCCCAGTAGGCTTGCGGGATACATGCGTCTTTCGGGGTATAGTGAACCGTGACCATGCCGCCGCGGCAGCGATCTGAAAACGCCTCAAGCCGCTTTTGGTCGGCAGGGCTCAACGAGATTATACTGGCGGTCCACGACCAATATGGATCGCCATTCTCGATGAACGAAACAGCCCGATCGCCGTATCGTGAACTTGAAACGGACCGATTGAGCTTCAGAGGACTCGCTTGGTAGTTCAAGCCTTCGGGAAGGGTTTCGGCCATATTAGAACTTCCCGACGGCCGGGGTGCATTCCCGCACCGGCAATGGATCAGTTATGAATGCCTTCGTGGCCGTGCCTTCCATCACCCAGAACTGAGTACCAGGAAAGCGACGTGCCATGCGTTGTGCGAAGTCCTCTGCTTCCTCATGTGACAAGAACCCGACGATCGGCGTCTTTTCATCGTCCTGCAGTACGCGAATATCGCCACCCTGCGCCGGCGCTGGCGTAACAAAATAGATATTCATCCATACCTCCAAAAAGAAAAGGACGCCCCGAAGGGCGCCCATGTTTAATTCAGCGCCGCAGCATTCCGCGGCTATTGGCTTGTTTAACACCCTGCGAAACTGCATTCGCAAAATGAGGCGATCGCTGCCAGGCCATCATGCTCTTTGCGATCCCTTCCTGCACCATCGATGATACTTCGGCATTGCCGGTGGCACCGTTGACCGTCACGTTAATGGTCGGCCCGCTCACCGAATTTTCGGTGCGCGAGTTATCGACGCTGGAATTGCCCGACAGCTGGGCGACACTGGGGATGCTAGGAACAGGAATCGACGCCGACGAAATACGCGGCGCCGAAAAGCCAACGCCGCCGCCGTTGCGTAATTCTGGCAGCCGACCGGCGTTCATGGCCTCAAGTACGGGCAGCCACTTCTGGGTCGCGGCGGCGTTCATCATGAACTCGCCGTTACTACCCCAAAGCAGCACCTTATCATCACGTGGTCCGCCAGGACCACGAATACGGCCGCCGCTTTCATAGCCAGGTATCTGGCCGCCGTCCTTCAGTCCAATCAGACTGCCGATACTGTTAAAGAAGCCGCCGAATGCACCGCCGCTCATGCCGCCAGACGACGGCTTGAACAGTGCATCGAAACCAGCGTTTAAAAATAGCTCTGCCAGCCGATTGCCGATGTTCTTCAAAGCGTCCGCCAGACTGTTAGCGCCAGAAATTGCACCGATCGTGCTGCTTTTGAACGACTCGTAAAAATCATTCGCGGCTTGCTCAGAACGTCGCTGCCGTTCTTCAACCAACTGCAAAGCAGCCGCTTCTCGTCCATAGGCTTCAGCAACCTGGTCGATCTGGGCCCGCTGATCCGTCGAAATTTTTATGTTCGATAAATCAGTTTGGCCTTTTTTGATCGCTTCGTCCTTGAGCTTCGCCAGCGCAGCCTGTTCCAGATCCATCGCAATGCGACGTTTCTCTTGCTCGGCTGTGGACTTACCGACCATCTCGGCTTCAAGGCGCAAGGCTTCGGTACGGTCTTTTACGGCCTGAACATCACTATCGATCTTCTGGTCAGTGGATTTCGGTGTCGCCTTTTCCTTCTTAGGCTTCTTGCCTTCTGCCGACCGAGCTTTTTCGCCAGCCAGTTCGGCGTCAGCGATGCGCTTCACCATATCCTCGTCTGGCTTCGTCACACCTTCGGATTGAAGACGCTTGCGGACATCAGCCAGCTTAGTTTCGAGCTCAAGCTGGGTCTTGGTTAAGCCAGCGCGGCGGGTGGCGTTTTTTTCGAAATCGGCAGCGGCTGCATTTTCTTTTTTCCGCTGAATGATGAAGGGATCGTTGGCGGAGCTTGTGGCTTTTGCTTCGTCGGGACCAAGAGGAACGGCTTGTGCCATCGCTTGCCGAGCAAGATTGGCTTCAGCACGAACATTGGCAAGTGTGGTGATGGCCTGTGCCATCTTGCCAAAAAACTGGCTTAGATCAGGGTTGGCGGAGGATAGACGATTGATAGCGACAAGGGTTTCTTCAGCGCCATCTTTCGATTTCAGGAACCGATCGATGATGCCTTGGATTTCTTGTCGCTGCTTTTCTGTAACGACTTCTTTCTGCGCCAAGGTATCGATGTGTGCACCGAGATCGACAACCTGCTGGGTGGCTGTTGCCAGTTCTGGCATTTCACCGACACGCGTCGCCATTGCGCGCAGGCCAGACATTTTATCAACAGTTTCCTGAACGCGTCTGCCGAGTTTGATGACGGAATCGCTGACCGGTTGATCATTAATAGCCTGTAGCCGTTCCTTGACCTTATCCGCAGTAATTGCGAAGTTTTGAAAGTCGCTGATGATATTCGCAATTTCCTGACGTGCAGACTTGTCTGCGTCGGAAGTTGACCAAAAACCGGCTCCGCCACGCAGCGGTAGCATTGCGTCAATTGAAATCGCATCCAGTTCGTCGCCTTGACCGAAAATTTTACTTAGAGAGCCGCCCTTCCGCAGCCGCTCCAACTCACTGGCGATATTTTTAAGCTTCCGCACCTTCTCAGGGTCGGCAAGCTTATCCAGCGATTCTGCCGCTTTATCGATCCCGTCCGCGGCCTTGGGCGCAACCAGCCCGAGCTTTTCCATCTCAGCGCGAAGAGAATCCGAGTTCTTCTGCGCAGCCATGGCGCTGACCGTGTAATTTCCCACCGCCAGCACAAGCGCTCCGCCGATAATAGCGCCAAGCGGGCCAGCTGCGGCGCCAAGACCGCCCATAGCCTGCACAAGGCCCATAGCGCCCTGCGCGGCCTTTGCCGCTTGATGGAACTTAACGAGAGCCGCCGTCGTGGTTCCAAGGGTGCGGATCATGCCGCCCAAGGAACGACCAACCAGCACGCCCGCGAGAACCGCGGCAAGCTGCATGCCTGCGTCCGCTACCTGGTCGAAATTCTGCGAAATCAGAATCAGTGCTCGCGATACGGTGGCAGAAATTCCGGTAACGTCCCCGGCGGTGCCAATGTATTGCAACATGGCATTGTTGATGGCGGTCATGCCGTCGCCAATGGTCGCATTCGTCGCGGCGAACTGTGCTTCAATCGTCTTCTGAGCATTGATGATCGCTCTAAACACACGGTCGGACGTGAGCTTGCCTTCGGCACCGAGATCCTTCAGCTTAGCAACGGTAACGCCGAATTCATCCGCAATGGCCTTGGCGACGATAGGCGCGTTTTCGCGCAGCGAGCGCAGTTCATCACCCTGCAAGACACCACTGCCGAGCGCCTGTCCCAGCTGGAGAATACCGGCCGCCTGTTCCTGCGCGGAAGCGCCACCCGCCTTGAACGCCTTAGAAACGAGATTGGTCGCCAATGCTATTTCGTTCTCGGACTTGGCAACACCTGACGCAGACCGCACCATGCGCGCATAAAGATCGACATAATCCTCGACGGACACACGCGCGTCATCTGCGCCGGCGCGCAACTCCTTTAACGAGCGCGTCTGCATGCCGGTGGCAGCGGTCGCTGCCTTCAGCATGTTCTCTGCACTGGTCCATTGGTCTGCGTATTTGCGGACCTCGTTTGTACCCAGGACGGAGCCTACCGCAGCCAGTCCTTTGTTTAAGCTGCTTCCGAAGGACTTCTGAAATGTAGCGTCGAGCTGGCGGCGAAGCTTGATTGCGCCCTCCTCAATACGGCGCATATCGGCATTGGCCCGGTCTGCTATTTTATTGAAGGCGCTGTCGGAACTCCTGCCCATAGAGTTCAGCATTTCTTCCATTCGCTTCTGCGCACGTCGCATCGATGCGACATCTGAGGAAATGGATAGAATAATATCGGTGTTTTCTTCGGCCACGCGGCTCTCCATAAAAAGAAAAAGCCCGCGCTAGGCGGGCTTCTTGGGTTTTCCGTATTTCTTGAGCAGATCATCCATCTGCGCGTCGGTCGGTGGCTCTGCGTTTTTCTTCCCGCCTCGGGCTTCCGTGAAGCCATCAAGAGCGGCAAGGAACTCCGTCAGAGACGAGTTCCAGAATGTTTTCGGCGTCCATCGCAGGATTCCGAAAGCGGCTTGCAGCCACGCCTGCCAAGGGAAGTCAGCCGCTGCTACTTTCCCCCGGCTTCCCCGTTTCCCGCCGGCTCGCCTTTGAAATGATGCGCAAGCGCAGCCTGAAATGCAGTGGAGAGCGAAGCGAAATGGCTTAAATTCAATCGTTCGATAGCCGCAGCTGCGTCGCCCTGCACCGTCAGGTGTCGAAGGCCGACAATTGCAGCGTTGATCTCGGCGTCCGACAGTCGTGCGAACAGCTCGTTCATTGACTTGCAGCCGAGATCTTCAGAAACCGCTGCCAATCCTTTCATTGTTGCCGCGAGGACGATTTCGACGCCACTGATAGTGACGCCGACTTCGCCGCGAGCTCCGTTAACCGGAAGCTCCATGTTATACCTCAGCTTCGAAAGTCAGCGGACCTGCTGCTTCGAAGGTAGCGCTGAAGTCCATATTGCCTTCCTGCTCGCCGGAGAATTCAAAGTCCGTCACGAACCACGGGCCTTCATATGAGCCAAGGCCAGGAACAATTACGATCGCGTTGAAAATCGCAGCGTCGTTCACCTTGCCGATGAAGTAAGCGGAATTCGCACCCGCCACGAACTTACCGGAGCCGGTAAAGGTGCGCTGCTTGATACCAGGCACGCCAGTCTTCTGCGGCGTTGCGCCCGGGTTCTGGCAATCCGGAATAGTCGTATCGACCGAGTTGGCCGACATATTGAACGAACGGGTCTGCAAGCCGCAGAGGTTCGTGAAAGTTTCAGGGCCTGGGGTGGTGTTGCCATCGCCGATCTGAATGAGGAGAAGGCGACCAATCTGCTGTCCATCTGCCATTTTATGGCCTTTCAATAAAAAAGCCCGCCGAAGTGGCGGGCTGTGGTTGAACTGTCTTGTTTTGGGAGGTGGGCTAGGACAGACGTTCTGTCCTAGCGGTAAACTCGACGACGCCGTGGAGATGGGCATCATCCAGATCCTTGAACACTTGCGTTCGGGTGTGGTCCAAAGCAACGAGCCGATATGACGGCATGGTCAGGCTGGCTTCAGTGAGCGCGCCTTCTACGGCCCGCGCGACCCTGCTTGCTTCTGCCCGGCTGCTGCCAGCCGGAGCTTTTGTCCATACATGAATGGTGACATAGATAAGCCGACCGGCTACGCAGGTTTTGTCGTCGCGATGATCATCAAAATCACCGATCTCGACGTAAGGCGCGGTAGTGTCTGACGGCACGATGTCATAGATCTTTGTGCCGACTAATGCCGTAAGATCGGGCCAAGAACGCAAACGAGAAACGATCGCACCCTGTAATTCCAAGCTTTCGCTATCGATCATTTTTGCATGGCCTCTCTGATCGCCTTATTCATCGCCGCACGAATACGTCTGACCGCCTTCTTCCGCATGCCTCGCCATACCGGGAAGATATGGGGCTGGGCTGGGGTCGCGGCATGTGCGCCCTTGGCCTGCGTCATAACGGTGCCGGACTTGTATCGACGATCAACGCGGGCCGCAGTGCCAGCACTGGCTTTGGTGCCGTATTCCAAGAACCGCCAGATCCAGTTTCCATAAATGCCGACCGCGTTAGGGTCGGTCGATTTGCGAGCGCCGAAGACCTTCTTGTCAGGATTGTCGCTCTGCTTGGCGGCGTGGATGCTGTCTCTGTATTCGCCACCGCCATTGGCGCGAACTGGAGCGCGCGCCTTGATTGCTTCGGCAACTTCTTCAGCAACCTGCATCTGGGCCTCGGCCATCTTTTCAATCGCCCTCGGCGCGATCTGCTGAATCTTCTTCATCAGATCGGTGCGCTTAAGCTTCGCACGAACCACCATCAGGCGACCTCATTTTCGATAACCAGCATTTCGAGAAACCGGTTTGTTTCGTCGGGATTAACGATGGTTTTGATGCCGAAAACGCGATTGGGGTTTTCGCCGGTCTTGCCCGCCCGAGCATCATAGGCACGCCATGAGGCCGTGACCTGTCTCGCTGCTGTGCTGCTGTAGATCGTCAAGTTATAGGGCTGCTTTGAAACCAACCTTGATGCCACGAGGCTTTCAGCATTGCCGCCAAACTTCGGTTTCAATCGTGCCGGTACGGTAAACTGGTCAACCCATTCACCACGCGTCCCGCCGAAACCATCGTCAATCTCCATGCGCTTGGCGAAAGTGATGCGGGCGTTCAACTGGCCGATTGCATCAGCTCGATACTTCGTGTCGGCCATCATCGACCTCTTCGGTAATTGCAAAGCAGGCTGTCAAAAGCCGACCATTCGACCGTCGCACTGTTAGCCCGAACGAGGTAGGCATCGGCAATCCACAACAGCATGGCGTGACGAATAGATGCTGGAAGTGGATTGAAACCTGCATTCATGGTGACCGCTATACGAGACCCGGGCCGAACAATCGGCCAACGGCTTCCATATGCCGAGTCAATCGACGGCTCGACACCATCGCTGTACAAAACATATGCATCAGCGTTTACCGAGTTCTTCGATCCGTCGAGAGCGATATATTCGATCCTATCGACTTCTGTTACCGGACCAACCGACAGACGAGACATGTCGGAAAAAGCATCACAGGACGCTTCGATTTTTTGCCCGGCGACGACGATCCCGCAATACTTCTCAACAAAGTCAGATGCGGCCGTAATGAGCGATCGGATGTAAACGTCATCATCGTCGTGCATCACATTCAAATGGCGCTTTACATCCTCAAGCCCGATGACATCGCCCGTCGGACCTTGCGCGACCTTATACGGATGCCACATTCGATCGGCCTCGCTTCTCGCGCCTCTCCCCATTGGGAACGGATTTCACAGCACGTTCGACTTCGCCATCATGGGTAGCGGGAATAGCAAACCCAGCGTTGATGAGGCGGATCGCTTCGGCCTCGGCAAAGTCGGCGACGGCGCCAGGTTCGAGCGTGTAGGTCGGCCCTGACAGACTGGTCGTAATCGTAATTTTCATGAGCGTCCCCAAAAAGGAACGGGGCGGATAAACCGCCCCGAAGATTGATTAGCCGCCAGATGCAGCGTTTACGAGATGCTTGACCGCAGCGGTATCGCCGAGCTCACCGTCAAAGCGGATGATGCCGGCAATGCCGAGATCCGGCCAGAAGCGCTCGCGAAGAACGCCAATCACCGGAGAACCGACCTTTCGGACAAAGTACTTGCCGAAGTCACCGAACACGATTGGCTTGTTGCCCGCGCCGATGCCAGCCATTGCCTGGTTGATGCTATATCGATAGCCAAGCAGGGTGCCGGGCTCACCCTTCGTGATGTCACCCATCGACCAGATGTAACGACCTTCGTTATCCTTGATCTTACGAACCGAACCCAAGGTAAGGTCGTTGAACATCCAGCGCGTTTTCGGGCTCTGGCGATAAGCTGGGTCGACCGAATGCAGCAGGTCGATCAGTTCGTCAGAAGTGATCGCCGCCGAGGCAGCCGTTTCCTTGCCAAGCGAAGACGCGGTGACGAGACCGTTCGGGCTGTCAGTGCCGGTGCCGATGGTCAGCTGCTTGTTTGCAATACGACCAAGTCGCTCGCCCAGAAGCTGGCCAAGCAGGGCTTCAACGCTGAAAATTGAATCCTGTGCAAGTTCCATGGAGAACTTGACGAACTCAGTGTCGTAAACGAACGCGTCAAGGTTCTTCTGACCGAACGTCACGTCCTTGCCGCCATCGTCGGTCAAAGGCGTTCCTTCGGTGTGCTTTTCAGCTTCGACACCCGTGTCATCAACCGTCGGAATGTTGATACGATTACCAGCGGACGTAACGATTTCGGTCGCGATGTCCTCATCGTACATCGGGCCCCAAGCCTTCATAGACTTGACGATCTCGTTGGCGAGCTCGACTGGAACGGTGTAGCCGCCAGCGGCGTTGGTCGCCGTCACCTGGGTACGGGTCTCAGCGGCGGGCTGAACGCCACGCTTTAGAACGGCGCGCTCTTCTCCCGACAATTCGCCGATATCGGCATTGTTGGCGAGGAATTTATAGAACACGGAACGATATTCGATTTCGTCGCCGACATCGCTACCGCGACCTTCGGAATCGGAAATCGGTCGCTGTCGTGCTCGCTCATCTGCTGCGCGCGCTTCAATTTCAGCGAGAGTTTTCTCGCGCTTGATAAGATTTTCGATCTTATCAAATTCCGTCATGATGCGGTCATGGCGCTCGGTCAGTTCAGCGGATCGCGCTTCGACGGTGTTCGACTTGATTTCGTCGAGGGCTTCGCGAGCCTGCGTGACCAGACGGCCGCGCTGCTCGTGCAGTTCGGTAAGAGACATTAGATTTTCCTTGAAGATAACGGTTTTGCTCTGGCCTGCTATGCAGACCCTCCGGCATGCCGGGTAATGGTCACGACATCAGGCGATGCCGCGAATTCTCTGTTCAAAAGAGGCGCGTTTCTCAGCGATACGGCGGGCGGCTGCCGTTCGATTTTCATCTCGGCGCTGCGCTATTATCGCATCAGCCTCGGCTCGCCACGCATCTAACGAGCGTTTCGCCAGATGAGTGTCTTCGTAAGCGGGGGTGGGGGTGGCAGTGACTTCGAAAAGCTCCGCCTCAAGAATGGTGCGATGAGGTATTGCGCCTGTATCGTCCCATTCTTGCTTCGTTACCCGCATTCCGAAGGACATGCCCGTGATGTCACCGCGCTCTACCAGTTCCCATAGATCGTTACCGTCGGTGGTGTTGGGCACATCGATTTCGACGTGAAGCCCGCGGGCATCTTCCTTCAGCCTAAGCGTGTTGCTTTTGGTCCGACCCAGCACACGACCAGAATCGTGGTGCAGAAGGGCAAGGATGTCGCCGCCGATCGCCCCCGAAAATGCGCCCGGTGCAATACGCTCGACGAAATAATCGCCGATGGTCGTGTTGCTATTCCAGATAATCGCGTATCCGGTCAGCACACGTTTACTGTCCTCTGCTCGGGTCTCTACGCCGAGAGACCCGCTACGTTTTTCAATTTCGGTCATGCTGCAGCATTTTCCTCAACAGAATTGTCATTGGCAGGTGTTTGAGCGATCGCCGGTTGCGTACCCAACGGGACGGTGGCACCCTGAATATGAAGCTGATCCGCCGCACCGCCTTTTGCTGGCAAGTTTTCCAGAGAACGCACTTCATCTGGTGTCCGGATACCGTTTTGGATTGCCACCCCATAACCGTCCATGCGGCTCTTGAAGTCACCACGGAGAAGCCCGTCCAGATTGTGACGGATGTAGCGCGTACCACCCGCGACCCCGAATATCTTCAGGTTCATCTCGTCTTCGAGCGCCTTGGCCCATTGCATGATCAGGTGTTTGACGAGATGCAGATCTTGCTGTTCTGCATTCGAAAAACTCGCATGAGTTAGATCCTGCAAGAATACCGGTGGAAGTTGCCATGTGCGGGCGATTTCTTCGACCTGAAAGCGGCGGGCGTCAATCATCTGACCCTTGGCAGGATCATAGCCGACCTGGGTCAACTTGTGGCCGGGCGGCATTGGAAAGATCGGCTTTTCGCTCTTTCGGGCTTCGTCAATTGCGCGATGAATATCACCCATCGCCCGTTGCATGGCGGCCCCGCCTTGAGGCAGCGGGCCTTCTAAAGCTAGAGGAGGAACGCCGCCGCCGGCGAAGAAGTTCGACCCGTAGTCATTCATGGCGATGGCAAGCTGAATCGCCTTGGCTGCCTGAGCAATAGGGCCGAAATGTCGAATTCCATCGGCCCGCAACATGAACGGCACGTCTATGACGTCGGCGGCTGGATATTCCTTGTTGTCAAATCGGTAGACAACAGCCAGACCTTTTCGCTTGACGGTGGTTTTGGTCGGGTCCATCGGCCACAAAGCCAAAACTTCTTTTCCCGATCGCTCGATCCAAGCCAGACCACGACCGCCAGTAAAAACCTGCTGCCAAAAGTACTGCCAGAACTTGAAAGCGCCCATATCCGAGTTGGGGGCTGTGTTCACAATGGTCTCAAGCTTACCGCCCAGACGCTTGGAACCGCCTTTGCCATCACGATATGCGTGACGAGGCAACGCGGCCATTGTGCGGGAAAGAAATGAAACCGCAGCAAGAACCGCTGGCACGGTCAAGGCGCTTTCGATCGTGACAGATGGAAGGTTGACCGGTTGAACGCCAAAGTAAGCTAAAAAATTTTCAGCACTCACCGGTACACCAGCGTTTTCAGGGCTGGCGCGTTGCTCAATATCGGCTTCTCGTCGCGAACGCGAGAACCGCGGGAATATCCTCATGAGGCTACTTTCGTTAGAGTAAATTCTGGGTCGTCCCATGGTGATAGCGAGGACTTGACCTCGACAGGTGTATCGGCTGCAAAACCCGTAACCATGGCCAGAGCCACGGCAGCATCGATGCGCACCGATGCTTTGGTTTTCACGAACCATCGATTATCGAGCGGATCGCGATCGAAGGTGGCGCCCATCAGGGCGGTCATGAGCACTGGATTACGCCGAAGCCTGACGCGACCATCGATAATGGCGTTCTCAAGCTCCGTGACAGATCCTGGCATCCACATGCCTCTAGGCTCGGGTAAACCGGCTGTTTTGGCCGCTTCGATCTTCTTTTCGCTGGCTTTCGCGCGAACTTTGCCGCCCTGCGGATGTGGTATGTGCTCGACTTCAACGCCGATTGCGTCCAGTTCCTCGCGGAACTTGTCATAAGCGTATCGGTCGTATGCGATGCCCTCGATGTCGAATTCCTGCGACAATTGCGCGACCCGCTGCGCGACGAAGTCGAACCGAATTCGCTTGCCCGGCGAGGCATTCAGAAACCCCTGCTCTACCCACACATCATAAGGAGCTTTATCAGCCAGAGCGCGGGCCTTCAGCGTTTCCGCTGGTGTCCATGCTTCAATCCATGCGTCGAAAGTCGGCAGTTCGATGGTCGATCCGTCTTCCCGTTCCATGGTCTTGGTGCCGGTTTTGACGGCACAAGCCAGAGCCGTCATGTCGCGCGCGGCGGACAGATCGACGGAAAGGAACAACTGCTTACCGCTATGCTCTTCGATCGGGTCGAAGTCATCCATTACGGCTTCAACAGTCTCGCGTGGCATCCAAGCCTTGTCGGCAGAGGTCCAGACGCAAAAATGCAGCCGAAGAATACCGTTCAGTTTGCCCGGTATCTGTTTGGCCTGATCAACTACACCAGCCAGATACTTCTCGGTCAAAATCACGCCAAGAAGCGGATTGGCCTTCTTCCAGCAAGACTGATCTTCGAGCGGGTCGTCGTCCTTATCCAGAGCGCAGACATAGGCGAATGTCGTGTCGTCGATCACCTCACCGACATAACTGAAGTCATCGTCAGGCGTTTTCGTGCCAGCCGCTACCCGAACCGCGTGCTCATGTTCCTCCCAGCAAACGCTGTTTCGGTCACTGCCCGAATTCGTGATCATGAAAAGCAGCGGCTGCTGTCGAAATTTGAAACCGCGCTCAAGCATTTCCATGACCGATCGGTCTGGATGCTCGTGCACCTCGTCGCACAAAGCGTAGTGCGGTCTGGGGCCACTGCCGGTTTTGCCTGCATCCTTGGAAATCGGTCGAAAAAATGCCTTTTTCTCAAGAAAGGCGATATTGAACTCGCGTCCAATGCCGCCGCTGAAGGTTATGCGTTTTGACAGCTTTGGAGCTGCCCTTGCCATTTTAACGGCATCCTGAAAAAGGATCTGGGCCTGCTCCTTTTTCGCGCCGGCTGCATAAATTTGCGCACCCGCCTCGCCGTCTGACATCAGCCCATAGAGGCCGAGGCCACCTGCAAAGGGTGACTTGCCGTTACCTTTGCCTTCCTCGATATAGACACGGCGAAAACGACGATTGCCGTCTGAATCCACCCAACCGAAGATCGAGCCCAGCTTGAAAGCCTGTGAGGCATGCAGCTTGAACGGCTTACCGTCGAACTGACCGTCGTTCAGCTTCAGTCGCTCTTCGAAGAACCGCATCGCACGATTGGCTTTAGCGTCATCCCAAAAATAACCGCGTTCATGCGCTTGCGCCAGATCGTCGAAATGGCGTTGGCAGGCGTTCCGGACATGCGGACCCGCAACTTCAACACCATCGAGCACGGCGCGCGCGTAAGTATTCACGCGGTCAAGCGCCGGCGTCTTAGTCATCTACCAAATCGTCCTTTTCCTCGCCGCTATCTGGCATGGAGACCTTTGTCGCATCGGATGGCGTAGCGCCCATTTGACCGAGACACTGTCGCAGAAGGTTCAACGCCTGTACGCCGACTTCCTCGCCCGCGATGACGCGCGTTCGGATCGTCGTGGCGATTTCCAAGAGCGACCTATGCGAGCCATTCAGCCAGGGCAGTTCCTTCGCAAACAAGTTCCAGACCTTGGTCTGCTCGGCATTCATCCATTTCGGCGCTTTGCCGATATCGGCAGCCGCTTTCGGTTCTTTCCGTCCCTTGAAGCGGGTCGGGTGCGTAACGTTTCTCCCCTCCGCCTCCGCCTTGGCGAGGGGATTTCTTGGCCTGGCCATGAAATCCTCATCTCAACATCTGAATTGGTTTCGCGTGTGCGTTCGCCCATCGCCGGTTCCCCGCTGTCGATGGTCGGAGAGACCGAGATAGCCCCCGGGGTGTGTCTTTTCAGTCACATTACCCGATGGGCCACCCTTCGGCGTCGAATCTGATGACCTGCTGACCAAGGTCTTCGCGTTGGCCATCACGATCATGGCAGGGCTTACAAAGTGACACGAATGGGCCGGTCCAGAAGCGCTTTTCATCGCCCTTGTGACCACCTTCGCCGTGATGCACGACTGTGGCGGGTTCTACGATCTCCGATTGCAGGCAGTATTCGCAGAGAGGCTGCATACAAAGCTGGGCTTCACGGATGCGCTTCCACTTGGCTGACTTGTAATGTCGGCGGTACTTCTTTGCGTCAGCGCTACGTGGGTCGGTCATCTATCCTCCGAAATCTGTTTGACAGAATCATCCGCATACATTTCTTATTTTTGTGAATTGCGAGGGGATCATGCATAAATACGAAAAACGCCTGATATTATTTTTGGATATACTTGGATTTAAGGAGATGGTTACCAGATCATCAATAAAGGAAAGGCAAGTAGACCTGCTAGTTTCTGCAGTTAAAAGCCTTCGTACGCTGGAGATGGAAAGCAGCATCTTCAAAAGCCAAAGACTGTCTCAATTTTCCGACAACATTGTTTTATCTTATAAATACAACACCAGAGGCAGTACTTTTTGGATGATTGATCAACTAACCTCAGTTCTTATAGAATTGGCATATAAAGGCATATTATGTCGAGGCGCCATCACGGTTGGTGACCTCTTGCACAACAAAGACGTTGTCATCGGACCAGGGCTTGTACGGGCCCACGAATTAGAAAGTAAGGTTTCAATTTATCCGAGAATCATTATTGATCCATCCGTCTTAGAAAACATTGTTAACAATATCAGTGAAAGCAATAACTTAAAGCAAGAAAAGAGATACATATATGATTATTTGAAGCGTGACGGCGATGGATGGGATTGGGTAGATTATGTATCTTTTCAATCATTCACTTCGGCAGGGGGCGATCCTGAAAACTATGCCGGTTACCGCCAACAACTCGAGCAACTTGTTGATAGTTACATAAAATCGCCAAATGCAAGCATCAGCACGAAGTATCTTTGGTTGCAAGAAAAGCTCAGACAAACTGGCCTAGTGAATTAATTTAGCCGGGAGCGCCGGGGACAGCGCTCAACCGGCTCCGTTGCTTCGATGGGAGGAGAGACCATCTAGGCAACTACAGTGGTGGGAAAGGAGCAAACCACCACTGATCTGAAAAAGCGAAAAGCCCGGCTTGCGACCGGGCTTTCGTATGTAATTCTCGTCTCCCTGTTACCCCTTGGGAGCGAGTTTCACTTGTAAGTCACGCAGCCTGTCGCACCTTCTGCCGTTCCAATCGAGCGCGGGCCCGATCCACATTCATGATGGCCCGTCTCGCCTCTTTGCGCTGACGAAGCTTGATTTTATCCCACGTCTCGCGCAATCCGTTGATGGCTGCATTAATCAAGGCTTTCCCGGCAGCGGATGCTTGCACACCTTTAAAGCCACGATCCTCGCCGATTTCGGTCAATGTCTTTCCACCCAGCACCGCATCTTCGAACGGCGCCAATCCGACGCCCAATGCAGCCCGCAATTCCTCTAGAACGGGTCGCATATCGATTTTCGCAATCATGACGTTCTCATTGAATTTCACGGCAAATGGGCGTGCCTTTACCTTCGTATTGTCATCGGCAACCGCATACTTTTTCGGCTGGTGTGTCCAGTCCATATCGGACAAGCTGCGCTTCCGCACTTCCTTGTATTCGATCTCGCCGCCAGGCACTGTGTTATCTTGCCATCCATTGGCCGCAGCCTCGTCAACATCCTTCTCGCCTTCAAGCTTCAGAGAGCGATATTCCTTCTCCATGCTGGCGTCATAGCCGTAGTCGAAACCACGTAATGGTTGGCTTGCTATCAAGCTGCAAAGGCCGCGATAGAACTCGACAACCTCTACATCATCGTGACGCTTCTCTCGGCGAAGCTGACGAAGAAGCTCCCATCCCTGCAAGTTGTCATTTGCCGCAGACTCTACCAATCCATTGTGGCGCTGGTTGATACGCTCGACTGCCGCAATAATTTGACCATCGGCCAGCACGCGCGCATGTTCGGCCATAGCTTGCATCAACATTCGTTCGGCTGGCGTATGTTCTTGCTTCATTTTCCCCTCCGTCCAAGTCTTGGCGATCTTGTAGGTATTGTCCGTCCCTTCGATCCGCTTCATCCAATCAACCCGTCGCGGGTCCGTGACTGACGATCGGCGCGTCACCTTGCGTGGCTCAGGCATTGGCAAACCGTGTTCGTCCCTGACCAGCGCACCTGACTGGTCGCGCAACCATCGCGTTTTTGTACGATAAGGGTTCTGAACCGGTCCGACTGAGGCTGCGAAAATGTTGATAGGGGTTGCAGCCCGGTCAAAGATCGCACCCTCTCGGCTTTCCTTGGCGCCAGTTACTTGCCTGTAGTCCTGAGCCGAGTTCCCTGCTTCCGTTTCTCCGCGCTGATATTGTCGCTTGGAGGAATGTGCTTGCTTCCCTATGAGGGCGTTTTGCAGGGCGCTTATCCAGTTCACATAACGGTGCGGCTCGATCTCAATCATCAAGTCATTTGTCGGCTGGCGGAGAACAGCGGAGCTCATGCTGCAATCCTTTCAGGCAACTGCCGCATAACTGCCATTGCATAGGGTGAAATTTCGCCAGCGTGGTATCGTGCATCGCGGATCAAGGCTTGTCGGGTGTGACAGTAGCTACGTCCTCTCCATTCAATCCTGCGAGCGCTTTTCGATGATGCGCGATATTGCAAAATCCACTGAATACCCGCTTGGCAGAGGACCACGCGCCAACGGTCGTTGAGATGGGTCACGATGCCGTGGTAGTTCTCGTCGCTCTCGCGGTGGCTTGGCGCCACATCGTGCGCGGCTACAGCTATAGCTTTCATATCTGCTCCTCGTGTTGGTGATGGCTGGTGAGGCCAATGGTGATGGTGTGTTCGTTTGATAAATGCGGTGTTAATGAGCCACAGACGGCAAGGCTGTTATTCGCATAACTGGGGGATGGCGTTCCCAGACGCCTTCCCCTACGTAGTAGGGGTAAATTCCGGGAACGCGGGAACGCCTTTAAAATCAATAGCTTATCCGTTCCCGCCGGGTTCCGGGAACGCCGGGAATGGGAACGCTAAGTGATTGAAATCATTAAAAAAGACATTCCCATTCCCGTGGGAACGATGCGTTCCCGGCGTCATCCGGGAACGGGTTTTCGTATCGCCCCGACCCTGAATTCGCCGATGCCGATTGCGAATTGTCCGCCTGGAACATCAAGCCATTTTGGCGTCTTTTCGCCTTTGGCGGTAGCCCTGACAATCTCGCCACGGTCTAGCGCGCCATCGGCAAGTTCACCCATTTTATGCTTGGACAGTCCACGCAAATCTTCCGGCAAGCGCTCCTTGTTTTCAAACAATCCGGCTTGTCCCGTTTTTGCAAAGGGCTGTCCATCAGCTGCGGCGGCTTCAATGGCTATAACCAATGCTGTACGAAGATCGTCTTGGTCGATGAAATCTCCACCAAGTCGTGCGTTAGCATCGACCAGAAGCCCCGAAGGATTTCGCGAATACGTGGTCAGAATGCGCTTGGCCGCACCGTTTGCCTTCAGAACGCCGCCGTACGCTATACGGTTAAACGTGAACGGGATGCCGATCTGTTTGCATATCGCCTTGCTTTTCTGTTCATCGCCATACCACAGGCCATATGCAACGCGTACACCGTCAACGATGGCGGTTGTGCCGCGCACCGCTTCGCGGGCATCCGCCAGATTAGCAATAGATTTTGCACCCTTGTTCATATGATGCGTGAAAAATACATTAGCGCCACTCTCTGCCGCCAATGACGCAATAGACGCACAAACGAACTGCCCTGCTGCTGGGTCTTCATTCAACGGTAGAAGTGCCAGCAACTGCAACGGGTCCAGAACGACCAGACGGAGATCGGAAAACGACAGCAGTTGGTCTTTCAGACGAGACCAGGCTTCGGTTTCGACAAGCTCTCCCTTCTTCTCGACCCAAAAGGGCTGGATCGATGGTGCCGCCGATGGAAGGGGAACTGCAATCAACCGTTCATTACGCGCGGTCAAGCGGGCCTGTTCCGGATCGATTGCATGCATACGCCTATGAAGTGCGTTGCGGTCATCCTCGCCCGTGAGAAAGACCGCCGTACCCTCCTGAACAACTTGCCCGCCGAAAATTGGAGATGCAAAACGAGATGAACCGAACGCCACTCGGCGCGCAAGCTCCAGCATGAGGTAGGATTTACCAACTTCACCCATAGCGGCGATCAGGCCAGGAATTCCCTTTTCGATCACGCCATCGACTAGGTATTCCACCGGAGGCGGTTCACTGGCGTAAATGGACGATGTCCAGTCTCGCAGATTGAGCACCTGCTTACCCTTGGCTGGATCATTGTCGTTAGACGCCTGCAATTCCGGCGCTGGCTTGTCGGGATCGTAGACGACGCTTTTCGTTCCGGGTATTGCCACCATTATGCGGCACCTCCTGCAAAGACCAGCGGTATCCAGCGCTTTGTTTTGTAATGCTTGAGGCTCTTAGCTACCGGCATATCCAGCATGCCGCCATCATAGAGGTAGACAAAGGGTGTGGTGACCGTCGGCGTGATTTCTTCTGCAACTATCATGGCCATCATCGCCTCGACGGCTTCATCCGACATGCCCGGCCATACAACAAGATTAGCGTCGGCAATGATCCAGGTTTTGTCCCCGGCAAACCCGACTATGTCGCGACACATCTCAATTAGCGATATGCCGGAACGGTGCCGCAGGTACGCGGCAATGGCTGACCTGATATTGTTCACTGCGCAGTCAGATTTCATGCCGCTGTCCTCTCTGCTATATCTGCAATATCTTCGCCCACCGTTTCAGAGGCGATAATCGTCACCTCACGGCCTGCCTCATGCCAACGGCGCGCACATTCATCTGCGGCGCGCAGACCAACGCTGTTCCGGTCATTGTCTGCAAAGATTGTAAGCGCCTCGACACCGTCAATCACTGGAAATCGGCGCATCGTGCCTTCCGACAAGCAGGCCCATACCGGCCCATAACCGAAACGCAGTCCGCCCAGGCCCGTCTCGATTCCTTCACAGATTGACAATCCGGTACTCACGTCATCGTCGCCTGACAGGCGAACAACGCCACCAGCGGCGGCTCCAAGCATCTTCTTGGCTGTACGCTTGCCATCGCGATCGAGAAAAGTGCGATGAATACCGATGGGGACGCCCGTTATAGTATCGGTGATTAATCCGACCATGGCGCGACCACCTGGCCAAAAGCGCAGAGCGTCACCTGCATATGATAGACGGCGCGACCGGAGATATGCTTCAGCCAATGTGCCCGCGATAGGTATGGACCTCGACCAGATATCCGCCGCGGTCTGCTGCTTGCGCAGCTTGTCGACGTCAATCACCGGCAATGGCGTTGCAAATGATACGGGCTGTTCATCGCTCAATCGGAGCCGCGCTTTGACGTAATCACGGCAGTCTCGAAAATCGTCGCCCGCATAGGATGTGACGGTAAAACTGCCGTCTGCCTTGAACGTGACCTGCAAACTGCGGTCACTCTTACTGTGCCCGGGACCTGGGCATAGAACGCGATTTCCACGAAAAGTATCACCGCCTAGGATAGCGGCAGCAGATTTAACGTCGATGATTGTCATTGGTGGCAACTGCTTTCCGCTGTGAGACTGCAAGGATGGCGAGTTGATCGGCAAGATCGATCGGCAAAGAGATGGTTTGGCCGATATGATCACGCGGCCCATAAACCCGATGCCCGTTGCGCGTTTCGACCAGTTTTAGCCGGTAAATCTTGACGCCATTCGGGAACTCCGCATCAAACCAAGCGAGCGTGTTCCCCTCGCCGCGACGCGAGGGGGTGATGTTGAAAATTCGTGCGGCCATGGTTACAGAACGCCCGGTGCAAATGCGGACCAACGGCGTGGACCGCGCCGATAAACCGTGTCGTCTTCTTCTCCTGCGAGCGTCCTGATAAGCAGCGCCTGCGGGTCTATGCGTTCAAAGAATGCAATGCATCCCGACATATCAGTGCAGGCATCCTCTTCCATAAAGACGGTGCCGGTCTTCGTGTGAAAATCGTAATGGATAGAGTTCACGTAGCACTGCATGCCCTCGTGATAATAAGGTTCATCAGCCATGGTGTTTCCTCGTGTTCAGTAGTGGTGGTGTGGTTGGTGATTAGTGGAATCGCGGTGCGCTTGGATCGTCGCAGGAGAGCGGCTCACCGTGATGCGGCACGGGGCGCCATTCGGTCCGATATCCTGTTTCCCGGCCTTGCGGGTCATGGCTCGTAATTCCCCATGCCTGTTCCAGCTCGCCAGCGTTCCAGCGCAGATATGGCGTCGCCGCTTCCGTGGTGTAGGGAGCAAAGGCGTAAAGAACGGCTTCTGTCGTTTCGTCGGCGATTGATGCGATAGCTGCTTCGATACTCATTTCATTCTCCTCGTGTTTAGGCACGCGTCGGCCCATGGCGCCGGCTGTGGCGCATGCGGTGGTGGTTGGTGTGGTGTGGTTAGGCGGCTCGGGCGGCTATGCGCTCATCAATCCATGCCTCGACTTCGGAGCGGACATAAGCAACACGCTTCAACCCGATTGGAACTGGCGACGGAAACCGTCCTTCCTTTGCCATTAGTGAAAGAAGCACGCGCGACATAGTCGTGGCTTCAGCCGCTTCCTTGGGAGACATGAGGCGTGGACGGTTGTCGTTGTCAGGTTTCATGAATGTCTCCTCGTGTTACCAGCGCGCACGAAGGCGCACGACTGGCGTGGTGTGGTACGGTGATTTGGAATATTGCCGCAGGGATTGGTGGCGGCTTTCAATATCGTTGGCCCTATGGACCGGCTTCGACCGCTCTGCGGTCCTTCGGTCTGACTTTCGTCAGTCGGAATTGAATACATCGTCTAAGACGATGACTAAAATTATGCCTGTCTCATAAATATAGTCAATACGGAAAACCTAAGCGCAAAGGTTTATTTTTGATCCTTTCTTCCATTAACACTACATTTATTATTTAGGTAATCAGCCCATTCTTGCATCATCGCGCGACGCTTAGCTAAGGCTGAGCCACGGCGGTAGGCGGCTTCAGTTTTATCTTTCAAAACGTGGGCAAGGGCAGCTTCAGCGACGTCTCGTGGGTAGTGAGTTTCGTCGCCCGCCCAATCACGAAACGAACTGCGCAAGCCGTGAAGGGTCGCATCACCAGCGCCCGCAGCACGAAACACCTTAACCATCGCAGTGTCGCTGATTGGCTTCCCTTCTCTCTCCCCTTCGAAGACAAGCGCGCCTGTTGCCCGCTGCTGTTGCGCAAATAGAATGGTAATAGCCCGATCCGACAACGGTACCTCGTGATCCCGCGCCGACTTCATGCGAGCTGCCGGAATGGTCCAAAGCTTCTGTTCAAGGTCTATTTCGTCCCACGTCGCAGCCCTAGCCTCGTTCGACCGGGCTGCCGTCAACGCAATGAACTCCACTGCCCGCGCAGAAACCGCCGCAGATTGCCGTAGCGTCTGGATAACCGCAGGAAGCGCCTTGTAGCCTACCGCCGCATGGTGCCCGCGTGTCAGCTTCTGGCGCGCTGGCAATAGTTCTTTCAGACCACCGCGCCAGTCTGCTGGATTGTCTCCAACATACAGACCACGCGCCCGCGCATGGTCGAACACCGCCGCAATACGTTGCCGGGTCCGATCAGCTGTTTCGGGGATTTTCGTCCAGATCGGCTTTAAGACTTCCAGCACATCATCACGCGTCAGATCGGCAATAGGCTTCGCGTGCAATGGCTTGGCGTATTCACGCAGCGTCATGGACCATTGCGCTTTGTGCTTGTCATTGCGGAAGCTGGCCTGCTTAACATCCAAAACGTCGTCCATAACTTCAAGGAACGTCTTACGCGTATGCAGATCGTCACCGCGGGCAAGCCGTTGCCGTATGGCTTCAGCCTTTTCGCGGGCAAGAGCCAATGACACGGGGGCTGTACCCTGGCCATACCCGCCGAGGCCTGTTTCGGTGCGCACCCCGGCGCGCTTATGGATAAACACCCATTGCCGACTTCCGCCCGCCCTGACGCGCAGATATAATCCGTCACCGTCGGAATAAATCCCCGGTTTTGTCAGGGTTCGAATCCGTGTTTCAGACAGCTTGTTGCGCGCCAT